GTCCATCATTTGTATTTCTTTCAAAAACACAACTACCATCATCTTCAGTTGCAAGTGGATTGTAATTTTTCGCGGTTGGATTGGTACATCCTTTTACTACTGCTGGTTGATTTACGAATAAATCAGTATCGTATTTTGTACTAGAAGTTACTGTTTTCAAAAGTTGTTTTACTTCATCTAATGTTTGTTGCTCATCAATTGTTAAAATATTTTCTTCTTGATATGATCGTTTTGGTAGATATTTATCAATTACTTTTATTAGAATTGAATTCAAAGTTTCTACAATTTTTTCTACCGAAAGTTCTAACTCTCTTGGAGTAGAAAGTGGTTTACCATAATTGTTAGATGAAATGTTCCAATCTTTATTATCAACAAAATACTGGGCACCTTCAATCAGTTTTTCTCTGATTTGATTTATGAATAAATCCCAACTTTGAATTTTAAATTCTGCTTGAATTAGTTTTACATAATTTTCACCAGAAACTACACTGCCATTTAATGTTAAAAATGTTTTTAATACATCATCAACCTTAATAGATTCGGCCATAGATTTTACAAAATAAATGGTATCATCTCTAAAATTTCTACCATTTAATAAAATATTTAATCTTTTTTGTAAATCATCATATACCAATTCATTTTCATCTTCCATGGGAAGAACACGAATTTCGGTACGAGATGGTGATATTTCATGAATCCATAATTTATCTTTATCAATAGTTTCCGAACCAATCCTTCTGTTTAATAAAGAAACTTGACTTTTAAAAATACCATTTGAATATCCTGCTTCAGTAATAAGTTTTTCTATATCAATAATGTACTCATCCGCCCCATTCATTTTCATGTTTGATTTGTTTTGAGTAATTAAAAAATATTTTCTAATATTCTCTATATCTAAGGGAATATATCTAACTAATTGTCCTGAATCTCCTTGTGGTAATTGGTTATCATTCGAATCATAAACAATAAATTCAATCATATCAGATATACCAAGACCAAAATATGATTTACCAATTTCTCTTTCGAAAATGGTTCTATCTTTGGCACTTACTTTATAGCCTTTTTTATCTACTACTTCTTTGAATCCTCTTATTGCCATGATACTTGCTTATTCTTATTTGCAAACACTTTATATACTAAAATTGAAAACTTCTCACCGAATTTGTGTAAGAATTTTCCCTTATAATTTTGTTTTGGTAAAACACCCATTTCATATGCCATGTATTCAGACCAATCTTTAACAAAATAGTTATAAACGAATTTAGAAAAAGATTTAGATGTTTTAAGTTTATCAACAATTGGTTGAGCCCATATCCAATATCCATACATAATTTCTGGATTTTTTTGAAGTACGAGGTCACCAAATTTCGAATCCATATCATAAATGAATTGTGGCATGAATCCTTGATTATACATTTCAGTACAAATGATAGTACCTCCTCTTCCTTGACCTTGACTATTTCTTTCATTCAAGGCATTGGCAGCATCAGCAAAATTATTTTGGGCTATAACTAAATTATCTTGAATTGATGCAATAGTATTATTTGCTCTATCAATTGCATTTTTTGATTCTTCTTGTAATGCTATAAAAGCCTCTTTTTCTGCAAGTAAACCTTGTAGAGATGCTTCTCGTGAAACTCTCTCTATAGCCTCTTTAACACCCTTGGAAAGTGCAGATTGTAAATCTAAAGTTACGGTTTGTAGTACTTGATTTGTAGCATCTCTTTCATTTTCAGCAGATGCCTTTAGTAGTTTTTGTAAATCAATATCAACTTGTAATTGTTCTATATCAGTTTTAAGTGTTTCGTTTTCTACAAGTAATTGGTCAACTTGTTCTTGTAAATCTTGTATATCATTTAAAGCCTGATTATACAATCTTCGTAAATCATCATAGATTGTTTTTAATACAACAGCTGGGGCGTCTACTTGAGGAGGTCCTATTAATTCATCAACAACCGTGTCAACTGCTTTTACAAGTTGCTCATTATTGTAAACAGGCCTTTCAACATAACCAAATGTAGAACCATCAGTATCTACTGCAGTATCTGATAAAATAATACCTTCAGGAGTTACCTCTTGTTTTAATGCAGCAGAACCACTTTTTATAAGTTCTGATAATATGAATTCGTTACTTAATGCCATTATTTTTCTACTAAGAATGTTAAATCTCTATCTGAAAAGTATTCTATTACACCATCTCTATCTATTTTTATTTCGATATAATATTCTCTATTAGTTTCCCAATTTTGTAAATTTAAGTTAAAAAAATTACCATTAGAATCACAACTAACTTTTGAATAATCACCAAATGGTACAATTATATCATCAGTAACAATATCTCTAATTTGATAATATGTTGTTGATGGTAAATATTTTAAATCATTATATGTGTAATAATCAGTATAAGTTCTTAGTGGATATTTTTCTCTACCAAACACTCTAATTTGAGGTTTACTACTTTGTTTATATTTACTTTTTAATCGTTTAAATGTCACATGAATATCATCAGATGTGAGTTCGGTAAGAGAACCAGTTGTAAAACTAGAATCATCCCACCCAATTCTTATTTTTGGTTGATATATTGTATTTGTTTCTTTTGAGAAGAATTTTAATTGACCATAATCATTTGCATCATTTTCATAAGCAGAATCATATTTAATGATGAATCCATTATTTGGAATTGAACCACTTAACCATAATCGAAGTGTATTCTTTACATCGATTGATAAATCCGCAGTTTGATATTCAAATGATTGTGTGCATTGAGAAGCAGTGTACCAAGTACCACCTCTACCATTATAAGAACCAGTAGAATCCAATGAAAGAGATTCTGCTAATAACCAATTAGTATTAGTTGATTTATGATTCCATGTTATACCATCACCTGAAATTTCATCAAAACGAGTACCTATTCCCATTTCCCAAGATTGTGAAACTGGATGTACATATATTGTATACGATAAAGGAATTTCAGATGCCTCAGCTTCATATAAGATAAGATCAGCAGAATCCATGATGATATCACCTCTAACAAGAGAAGATGAAAGTGAATTCAAATTAAACTGAATAAGGGAACGAGAAACATCTTTCAAAGACCCATAGTAAGTTTTAGAAACTTCTAATATTTCATCTAATCCAGTATTCTGGGTTGGTTGTTGTGAATATATTGATGCATCTTTTGATGCTGTTAAAAAATAATACATTAAATAGCCCTCCCCTTAATATCTTTATTTGGAAACTTAACTTCAAATACTGATGGATCTAATGATGGATATACCATTTTACCCTTTGTTGCTGCTCGAATGTTATATGAATTTTTAGAATAACTACCTAAACATTTATTTACGATTTCACATTTTGGAACGGATTGAACTCCCTCTACTCCTGCAATTAATAATTCAACTTCAGAAATATTAATTGGCATATTAAATGTCCAATTGTCTATATTAAAGTATTGTTGGAGTTCGGTAATACAACGAGTTAAGACTTCTCTTTTGTTATAACCACCATAAACTCTAATTTCAAAATCAACACCAATATTAATCACAAACCCATCTAATAGATTTACACCATCGGTTAATAATCTATATTCATTCATATATGTTTTAAGATTTTCTTTAACCGCTCTATTAAGAGGTGATAAATTTTTGTTTAAGTTATATCCTAACACATATAAATTAATTGCAAATGGATTATTTTTTTCTTGTATGTTATTTTTCTTACCAATTAAAAATCTTTGAACTTCTTCTTTGATTTGGTCTTCTGTTAATTGTCTATTTTTTAAATCAGTAATCATTCCAGTAAACTCATCCAATACATCAGGATTTGCTAGAATAGACGAGGGTGAATTATTATCCAATTCTCCATCAGGTGCACAATATGCTTTTGCAATTCCACCATACTTTGGAGGTAATGATACCGCTCTTACTTGATAATCTTTACGAGTTACTGCTCGGTTTTGAGAACCAAAATTAGCAAGTGAATTCTCTCTAATTTCTTCAATTGTTTCAGCTCCTCTACCTCCAGTTGCAGGAATTTCATTATCAACAGCAACTGATGTTTTCATTGAATTATATAATCTTAATTCATCGGGTGTAAAAGTTGTTGTATCGTCATCAAATTCAATTCTATCAACTTTTGTTAAATCACCCTTTGGTACATTAGAAGTAATACCACCTCCTACTAAATAGGAAACGGTAAGTGTTGTATTAGATGGTGCCTGTCCGTATGTATTAGTTTTTAAGAAGTTTGCTGGATCAAATGATGACCCTAATTTACTAATTGAAGAATTAAGTCCTAATCCAACATTTTTAAAGTTTGGTATTAAAGTTTCATCACTAGAATTCATTCCTCCTCCAAATACAAGTGTAGTTGTATTATTCTCGTTTATTTGTTTTACAAATCTACGAGAAGTTTTTATTAACTTCAATATATTTGGAACCGAATCTTTAAATTGAACTAAATCTTTATCAGTTTGTTCCGTATTCGGATAATCTACATATACCATTTCTTGTGCAAGATATGGAACCTCGTACCATTTATTTCCATTGGAATCACGTACATCATAAATATCAATAACATTTGTATCTGCAAGTTCTATTTTAGAAAATTGTTGAGCAGAACCAAAGCTTATATTTTGTGATTTTAAAGTTGCCGAAATTGCATTTACATATTTTTTAACAAGATATAAATTAGGTTCTCCTGTTAAAGAATCGGTTCTATATACACTTATTTCTCGTTCATCCTCTACATTAAAATCCAACAATTCAGTTGTTCTAAATATAACATTACTTGGACCAGATACCAACATACCCTCTTTGATTCTCAAAAAATAAGTTTCATCTGGTTTAACATCACTTCCACTTCGTGTTGCTGGTACCAATTGATATACGGATAATGTTGTAATTGCAGGTGATGTTACTTTTGGTTTATACCCTAAATAGTTTGCAAGAGCAATAACATTTGATTTATCCTCAGCATACAACATCATTGATTCTTTTAATGAATCATCAACATAATAAGAAAGAACATCACCTATATATGATGCCATTTCAATGAATAACATACCAGGTGATGTTTCATTAAAATCGGAATAGGTTTTTGGGAAATATGTTTTTGCATATTCAATCAAATTTCTTCTGAATGATGCAAAATCTTTATTTAGATATTTTATATCTCTACCCTGATTACTTCTTCTTGTTGTACTATTTAGTGCCATTTATATTATCCTTGTATCCTAAATGTTATTTCTTGTAAATCAATTTGATTACCAACCGTAAATTGAATACTCATATTTGCAGTATTTCTATCTTTCATTTCATCTGTCATTTCGATATCAATCTGTCTGATAGTAATGTAAGGTAACCAATAATTCACATTCTTTGTTATTGTTTCTTCTAATCTAGTTTCAAAATCATCCGTCATTTGTTCAAAAAGCAAAGATTGTAATCCAGTTCCAAAATTAGGTTGCATTACTCGTTCACCCTTTTTGGTAAGTAAAAGATTTTTTAAATTGGATTTTGCCTGTTCAAATACAGAAAATGCCTGATTAAAATAACCAGTATTACCTCGTTGAACAGGTAAAGTAATACCATAAGCAAAATCATTAAATGCTTCGGTATCCTTTACAATCTTTTTATTTAAAACATACGCCATTGTTACTTCTTAAACCTCTTAACTAATTGAGAATAATCTCGGTTTAAAGCTTTATCTAAATGAGAAACTCCAGTTTGAACTCCTAATCCACCACCAGTAACCATATCACCATAACCCATCTTTGATGCCATTTGAGTTCTGATAGCTCCCAATCCTACTTGTGCATTAGCAGATGAAAAATTCATAGTCTCATCAATATCAGGTTCGGCATCCATATAACTTGGTACATAAGATGCAGCCTCTTGAATTGGTTGTTGATATGTATCTAAAATTGAAGACCCTCCACCAAGACCACTTCTTTGAGCAGAACTAAATGGTTGAGTTTGATTTAGAATTTCGTTTAATACTGGATTTTTTGTAAACTCCTTTGTTTGTTTATTTTGAACTTGCTGTCTTTCCTTTTTCAATACAGATTCTGCAAGAGCAAAAGGATCAACTTCTTTTACTTGAGTTGGAGTTTTAGTTTTGGTTTCTTTTAAAAGTTTTGCAAATTTATTATTAACTTCTTCTTCTAAAATCTTTGGAAAAATTTTAGTAAGAAAATGTTCTTGTTTCTTTGCTACCTCTGCTTCTACAAGTATTTTAATAATTTGTGCTAATTTTTTACTATCCATTTTTATTCGG